CAAGTGTTGATTTAGAAAAATTAAAAAGTGAACATGGTTTACTAATAGATGGTGATTGGAAACAATTACATTTTCCAGAGGACACAAAAGAATATATGCAAACATTACTAGAGAGAGGAGACACATTAATGGAAAAATCAAAAATACAATTACTAACTTTGCATGGATCTAAAGGTAAAGAGTGCGATAATGTGTGTTTATTTACAGACTATGGTGTCGAGGGTCAGGATGAATTTATTTATCGTAGTGCTTATGAAAACCAAGACTCTGAACACAGATTATTTTATGTAGGCACAACAAGGGCAAAAGAAAATTTATACATAATGCAACCAACATCAGATTACTATTACACAATAGGAGGACCCATAGTATGACAGACAAAGACATGTTTAAAGGAACAACTTATAAATCATTAGAAGAACAGGTTGGTGGAAAGCACTACCGAAATATGCGTATTCAACCTGCAGAGTTTATCAATGAAAATAAACTCTTGTTTGCAGAAGGAAATGCTATAAAGTATATCTGTAGACATCAAAATAAAGGTAAAGCAAAAGATATTGAAAAGGCAATACATTATTTAGAGATGATATTGGAAAGAGATTATAGCTAATGTTTGAAGCACAAACTGAATGGATAAGCCCTGAATCTTTTCCTGATCTTAAAGACCATAAATATATTTCAATTGATTTAGAAACTAGAGATCCTAACCTAAAGTCAAAAGGATCTGGTGCATTAATTAATGAAGGTGAGATTGTAGGAATAGCTGTAGCAGTTGAAGGCTGGTCAGGTTATTATTCTTTTGGGCACAAAGAGGGAAATTTTTTTGATGAATCTGTTGTTATGGGATGGATAAAAGAAATATGTGCATTACCAAATGTTAAGTTATTTCATAATGCTATGTATGATGTGTGTTGGCTAAGAGCATATGGTGTACAAATAAATGGTCATATTGTTGACACAATGGTTATGGCATCATTAGTTGATGAGAATAGATTGTGGTATTCACTTAATAGTTTATCTATAGATTATCTTGGACAAATTAAAGATGAAACAGCACTAAGAGCTGCAGCCGATAAGGCTGGTATAGATGCAAAATCTGAAATGTGGAGATTGCCTGCGATGTATGTAGGTTCTTATGCAGAAAAAGATGCAGAGTTAACATTAGAATTATTTAAAAAATTATCTATTGAAATTAAAAACCAAGATTTGACAAAAGTATTTGACCTTGAAACACAATTATTTCCATGTTTAATTGATATGAAGTTTAAGGGAGTACGCGTAGACGTTGAAGCTGCTCATAAATTAAAGAAACAGTTAGCATCGCAAGAAGAAAGCTTACTCCTAGAAGTAAAAAAAGAAACAGGAATAGAGCCTCAAATATGGGCAGCAAGAAGTATTGCCAAAGTTTTTGATAAATTAAATTTACCTTACGAACGAACTGTAAAAACAAAAGCACCTTCCTTTACTAAAAATTTTCTTCAAGAACACAAAAATCCTATTGTACAAAGAATAGCAAAAGCTAGAGAAATTAACAAGGCACATACTACGTTTATTGATACAATTATTAAATATCAATATAAAGGTAGAATACATGCAGATATAAACCCTATTAGAGGAGATGGTGGAGGCACAGTGACGGGTAGATTTTCTTATTCTAATCCAAACCTCCAGCAAATACCAGCTAGAAACAAGCAACTAGGACCAATGATTAGATCACTGTTTATACCAGAAAACAATCACAAGTGGGGTTGTTTTGATTATTCACAACAAGAACCTCGTTTAGTTGTGCATTATGCAGCTACAAAATTTAAAGGTGATGAAGAAGTTACAGAAATAGTAGAACGTTTTCAAAACAACACAGTTGACTTCCATCAAACTGTTGCAGACATGGCCAATATATCTAGAACACAAGCTAAAACAATTAATCTTGGACTGTTTTATGGTATGGGTAAAGCAAAACTACAAGCGGAGTTAGGTTTATCTACAAAAGATGAAGCAACAAAATTGTTTAATAAATATCATAATAGTGTGCCATTTGTAAAAGATTTAATGGATGCAATATCTAGAGATGGATCTGCATTTGGATATATAAAAACATTTGGTGGTAGAAAATGTAGATTTGATAAATGGGAAATAGCAGAGTGGAACAACGGTAAATTTACTGCACCTATGAGTAAGGCTGATGCAGAAGCAGCATACTTTAAAAAATATCCTAAAGCTTCAAAAGCAAATATAAGAAGAGCATTTACTTACAAAGCATTAAATAAATTAATACAAGGATCAGCAGCAGATATGACTAAACAATCTATGTTAGATTTATATCGAGAGGGCATTGTACCACACATACAAATACATGATGAATTAGATATTTCTGTAGAGTCAGATAATCAAGCTAAAAAAATTATTGAGATTATGGAGAATGCTGTTAAATTAAAGATCCCTAACAAAGTTGATTATGAATCAGGAAACAATTGGGGAGAAATAAATGGATAATTATCATGGCTTACTTAAATGCAAATATACCACCCGAATACGCACAAATAAAAAAGGAATATTTATATGACGGAAAAAAACATCACGGAGAAGTTGAAGACTGCATTATATTTGGTCTTAGCTCTATTGCAGGTCACGCTATCTTATGGCATGCAATTATGGAAAACGGCGCAGTTTTTTATCGTCTCCCAATTACGGCTTTTATTCAACGTGGTTTTCAACCATCATCTGTTCCACGTAAAAGACTTGATGAACTTCAACTTTGGAATTGTTTTAGTTATTATCCTTCTGTTCATATTTGGGATATTCTAAGTGGCACATTCGGCAAATATATAGGTAAAGATAAAAAGTGGCATCATGGTAAATATTTATTTACCGTTGACTTTGCACATCCAGAGAGTAATATACTAGACGTCGAACATTCTGAGATACCGCACGAACATAAGTGCGCACACATAATTGCATTAAAAGATGGTAATTATGCAGCACAACCAAACAATAGATGTATATGGGATCTACCTTCTTTCACGGTGAAAGATAATATTCCTGACTGGAAAGTGCAAACTTCAGAATGGAACGTAGAAGATTCTGGTAAGTGGCGAACAGAAGATACCGACAAATTTTTTTACGAAATAGAGGAGAAAAAAAATGATTAAAAAATGGATTATAAGACCAATTAGAAGACAATGGAAAAAATTTGTAGAGTGGCTTTTTAATTGGCAAAAAAAAGATGAGTAAATGTCAAAACTGTAAACATGATTGTCATTGTGAAAACAACTCACATCAGAATGATGTGGGTATTTGTGAATGTAATGATTGTCAATGCAATAAACAAGATGTTGATAAAACATGGGAAAACGAGGTTAAATACGAATAATGGAGGGCTGCAAGATGAATTATTATTTTACCGGCATATTAATTATTTTAATTTGTTTATTAACACTTGTTGGACCCGCTTATCCTGGATCTACACAAACAAATACATCCGGATCTAACACAGCAATTGAAGGTGGATATACATCAACTGCCACAACTACATATCAATCAGGTTCTGAGTCTACATCTACAACTAACAATACTACAAACTCAGACATAAGATCTTCACCACCATCTGCTGCAGCACCATCATATAATTCTATGACTCAAGATGTTTGTGCAGTCGGAGCTTCTGCAGGTGTGCAAACGTTTGGTATTGGTGTGTCAGCAGGAAAACATTTTATTGACAAAAATTGTGAAAGATTAAAACTAGCAAGAATTTTAAATGACTTTGGTATGAAAGTTGCAGCTGTTGCTATACTTTGCCAAGATGAACGTGTGTTTGAATCAATGATACAAGCTGGTACTCCTTGCCCAATCGATGGAAAAATTGGTAAAGAGGCTAAAGCATTGTGGTCTAAGTATGATCACG